GCTAATAACACAATTAACTCTATTAGGCAACGGCTTCTTCATTTTAGGATCGTCCCATGTACGTCGTCCCATTACAACAATTTGGTCATGAGTATGTTCTCGAAACCAAGACATATCCTCAGGATCCATTGGCCAAGGTAAAGTACCTCGGTTACCAAATGTTCCCATTTGGTCTGTAGCAAATATAGTACAAATCATAAATTTTTTAATAGTTCGTCGGTAGCTGGTTGAACAATCTTGGCTACCTCTTTTACACTGATGAAAAAATCAATATCATCAATTATATTGTCTAGTGCTCTGAGTTTATCTTTTATCTCATGCTCTAGATCATCAGGATCAGCACCTTCAGATAATAGTTCACGTATATTGATTTTAACTATAGTACCGTCTGCAAGATTAACATTTATACTTTCCAGCATAGCAATTGGGATCTCTTTTTTCTCTACGGATTTTAAAATAGATTCCCATTTTGCTTTGCTGTTTAAGTTAAGCCGTTTGCTTTTTTGTCGTGGTTTTTTTGGTTTTTGTTCCGACATTGTTTACCTTAGGATCTAGACTGCCTGCTTCTGCTTTAAGACGTGCTGCTTCTTCTAAAAGTTGTTTAGCACTAGCTTCCATTCTTTGTGCTTGTTCTAGTCGTTGTATGGCTAGATCGTTGTCACTTAGCATACCAGCTAGCATGTCGGCTGCGCTAGTATTTCCTTGGGCTTCACGCATTTTACGCTCACCAAGTTCTTGGATTTCGGCACGTCGTGGTTGATTCTTGTCAGTGTTATTCTTTTTACCTGTAAATCCGCGATTAGAATCAATGTTCTGCAATCGTTCCATTGCTTCTTTACCTTTGGCCATTTCATCTAAGATGTCATTAAGTTCATCAAGACGTACACTTGAAGTAGTGGTAGGTGTCACTAACACTTGATTAGTTGGAACTTTTTTCATTAGTCCGTTGCGATGTAGACTCTCCAGGCAGTTGTTTCCGTCAGCCATGATAGTCCTAAACAAGACCTCGGAAATATCCATTGCCTCTTGTCCTTGAGGACTTTCAACTGCCCGCATAATTTCATCGTGTGTCATACGTGGTAATAGATCACTGTAAACAACAAGAGCCATATGCTCAAGTTCAGGTATCTTTCGAAATACAATAACACATCTTTTATCGTTGTGTTTGCCAACGTGCTTTAACATATAAGTCTCCTAGGTATTATGCGTTTGAATCGTCTGATGCTTCGGATTCTGGGGGTGTAGGTGCAGATTGATTTAATGCACCACTTGCTTGCAGAAATTTGCCCAGCTTTTCGTAGACTGCGCCCACAGCTGACATTTCTTCTGCTTTGATTGCACCGCGGTCTGCAGTGACTCTGACTAGATTAAGAAGAAGTACCAAATCGTTTAGCGATAAACTTGGTGCTTCTGGTTGAGTTTCTTGTTCCATATGTTCTCCGTAAATAACTACTATTATTTACTCAAACAATAACCACAGGAATATTTTTATTTGTAGTAGGTATTAGCCTGTATTTGGTCCAAACATAATCCAAACATACTTGCTTCGCCGGGTAGTTCAAATGCGGCACAAGTATCCATTGCAATGACACCAGTATTGTTAGTATAAAACCAATCACCAAACCAAAAACGACCTTCAAAGTTTTCCCAAATCCAATCAGTGATTTGTTTACGGGAACACCTTAGATCAAATTGTACTTGTACAAAATGAGGCGGGCAACGCTCTAGTTCGCGAAGCCCGTGTACATTTAACGGATTAGCTTCACCGTTACGTAACATTCTTATTGTCCTCTACCGGATCGTCGTCTGTAACAATAGTCATTTTATAATTGTCGGCAGCAATACTTGAATCCGGGCGAACAATACGATCCCGAAGTAATTCATTTGCCTGTTGTACAAAGGTACTCATCATTTCAACTTGTCCGGTTACTTCGGCAATCTCAGCAGCACGAGCAATATCTTCGAGTGCATCCTCTGTTTGCAGTACACGATATTGCAATTCAGCAATCAACTTCTTTACTTTTTTGCTGGCTTTAACATTGTTGAAGTCAATCGGTTCCATTATCAAATTCCTTTTTAAGTGTTTTAAAAGTTTCTGCACGTTCTTGATTATACTGTATTTTGGCTAATCTTGCAATCTCTTTTGCTTCAAACTGTTCGCGACGTTGTGCAGACATTGCACCAATCATTTGATCATAGTTTCTTGACCAACGAATACCTTCAAAGAAGTTTTCAAGTTCGACCAAGTTGCCACTAAAAAAACAAGCATCACGACTGTACACAGGTAGACTTTGATCTTTTGGATACAGTGCAATGTTGTCAATATTGTCAGTAGCACCATAACTGTTATATGGTATCTTGCCTAGTCTGAATCCATAATGATCAGCCAGTTCGCGAACACGATCAATACGTTCGAACATGTCCATACCAACAGCTATGCCTACGTGTTTCACAGTTGATCCTTCCATTGGAATCCAACATAATATTCCATTAGTGTTTCCATTGCCTCGATATAACGCAAGTTGTGTTCGATATCCTTTAGTTGATGTGCTCCTTTATTTTTGAGCTTGTTTAAACGATCAGTATCTTCGAGTAATCCTTTGTAGTCTTGAATCAAGATGCTTTTAATAAGGCCATCCACTGCTTCATTATTTAGGTCTATAATCATTATCACTCCTTGCTTTTCTACAGGCTTCCTTGATTGCGTTGGTGTAGTCTGGACTAATTTCTGCTATGCCACAGTTAATCCACATACCTTGAGGTTTATTCATTAAATGAACTACACACAATGTTGCTATTAATAGCACAACAGCAATCCATATAATTGTTGATTCTTTCATTTTAGATCTTTATCTTTAAGTATGTTAAAGGCTCGTTCGTCATCTTCTTTGAAACGATTCCACATTGACTTAGTACCTTGTAAGATAAAACTAAGCATAGCAATTATTGCTATAACTGCAGCAGCACCAAACCAAAATTGCTTAGACTCATTGTCACCTTGTGCTATTGCAGCTAGTCCGGAACCTAAACAAAAACTTCCGGACAGCAAGTACCATTCAGCCAACCCCATACCAACAAAACACCATTTAATAAATCTCCAAGCTCGTTTCATATCAACGTCCTTTCGCTGCTTCTTCGTAATGTGCCCAAATGCCCCATGGTGGTTCGCAACCTGGGTTACCTTTAATGATCCAAACAGTTTCGCAATACTGCTCTTCGCCCCACTCACCAAACGGCATACCATCAGTAAACATAATGAATTTCTTGGGTTCAATTGCATTCGCTTTCATGAACTCCCAATTGGCCATAAAGTCAGTGCCGCCACCGCCTTGTGGTTCATACTCCATGATGTCGTCAATGTTGTCTGACGTGTATGTCTGCACGTTATAGATGTCTGTGTCAAAGCACCACAGTGTAATCTTGTACTCGTCAAAGGCTTCCATGATACCTTTGATCTCACCCAAAAATGCCTTGCTATCTTCTTCGCTGATACTGCCCGACTGATCCATAGCAATGCACACATCAATCATCTCACCGGGCTTCAAGCCAGGCAATATGGCATCCATGTGCCACCCCCTGCGACTAGGTCTAGCCCAACTAAAGTCATTCTTGACAACACTTTGAATCTGTTGCTGCAACAATTCCTTCCAGCCAATAACTGGCTCAGTCATATCTTTGAGTAAACGCTTAACACCGCTAGGCAAGTTACCTGCACCTGCAGCCTGTGCCGCAGCAATAACAGCACCTTTGATTTCATCGCGGATGGCCTGTGCTTCTTCTTTGCTCAGTCGAGGACGACCTTTTCCATCTTTGCCTTCACCGTCACCGTCACCGTCGCCATCATCTTCCAAGTGCTCGTCAAGAATCATCTGCTCGAGCTGTTCCATATTGATCTTGTCTGCGTTCTCGTACAAGTAATCATATACTTCTTCGTAGCTTTGACCTTTAAACTTGTTGTCAAACAAGATAGGCACTACGCTAATCTTTTCACCAATACGTTGTTCAACCAAGTCTTGATTGACACAATAGTCGGCAGCAATATTACTCAGGCGAGGCAGTCGGTCGCCGCGGCGTCCCATGTGGTCATATACAGCATGCAGAATCTCGTGTCCAACCAAGAACTCAAGTTGTTTAAGAGGCATGTTGTTAACAAACTCGCTATTGTAATAGAACTTGCGTCCGTCTGTAGCAGCAGTACCGCACCATTCGTCTGCATTGGTAAGCGTCATACGTGTGGCCAACTGTCCAAAGAACGGAGCCTTTAGCAGCAAGCCAATACGAGCAGTAGTAAGTTTTTCGCGAGCAGCCGCGTCCGTCTTTGGGTTAGTTACAGTCTTAACTTTTGCTTTGTCAATTACAGTAGATTCTGCCATGTCGCCTCCTTAACGTGTAAACATATTATATAACAAAATGGATTTACTGTCAAAGCCATTTTAATTGGATATTACTCAATGTTGCATCATCTTTAATGTAGATGTACAAGTCTCCTTGGCTAACATCTATGTGCCAACACCAAGGCGGATTAAACAGTTCGTGCCCTTTGTAGGCTTTATGTGCTTCGGCTGTGTTTATATAGTAATTTCGTTCACAACTTGGACCATATTGTTCGGTCATCCAAACTCTCAAATCGTGAAAACCTTTGAATCTATCGTTGCTGTGTTGGTATAACACATACTGTAGCATATACACACGATACTTCCACAGTTCGTGTCCGGTATGTCTTCCGTCTAATTTTTCAAGAATAAATTGCATAATAAAAAGGGGTCTTACGGACTAGGTCCTGCCCCTGCCTCACACGCGACTCAGATTATTTAGAACTGCCTGCTGCTGCTAAAACATACTTGCCAAAACGCTGATGGAACTCATCAAAGCTAGGCATCTTGCCAGGAACCATTGGCAGATTGTATGTAGTCAATGCAACACGAGCACCCATAACAGTAACTTCAGTTGTAAAGTTATCCATCATAAATCGCAAGAAGTTGTCTGCCATTTTATGAAACTCGGCCAGCTTGTCTTTGCCATTCTTGGTATAGTAGTCTTGCAACTCGTAGCACATACTCGTAGTCAATGAGTACATAGCCGACACTTCTTTGGTCTTTAACTCTTTGACCTTGCCTGCCAGAATGTCTTCGGGCTTGGGCAAGTTAGCAGCATGTTTGCGATGCGCCATAAACTTGACAGCAGTACCTTCGCCAACACAACCTGCAATCAAGTCAGTCAATTCTGCGTCAGACATATCCTTGTCATGACAGAACTCACTGGCAAAAGTCCAAGTACGCGGTGTAGCGAACGAACGGCTGTTACTACGTGGATCAAAGTCAAACATGTCAGCTTTGGCAAAACTCAAGTAACCAACAACATCCGAGTGGATCTTGTTTTTAACAGCCCAGTTCTGCCACGATTGGAAGTCTGGACGTACTTCTAAGTGCAAGAAACGATTTGCTAACGGACTAGGCATACGGAACGTAACGCCTTTGTCGCTGTCACGATTGCCTGCAGCAACCATAACAACATTGTCTGGCAATTTATATTTGCCAATACGACGATTTAGAATCAGCTGATATGCCGCTGCCTGTACTGCTGGTGCTGCTGAGTTCATCTCGTCTAGCAATAATACAACAACGGGATATTGTGCAGCGAGCTCGTCGTCGGGCAAGTCAATAGGTGGTGCCCAATCCATCTTCTCATTGTTCTTGTTAAAGAACGGGATGCCGCGAATGTCAGTGGGCTCCATTTGCGATAGTCGCAAATCAATCATGTAGCCACCGAGCTCTGCAGCAATGTCTGCTACTACTTCGGATTTGCCTACGCCTGGCGGCCCCCAGAGGAACACAGGACGCTTATGCTTGAAGCAGCGCAACATACGACTACGTGCTTCTTCGGGTGTTACAGTACGGCTTTCAGTTACTGCCATTTAAGTTCTCCTTGTCAACGTGTAAAAACATATTATAGTTAAACACTGAATTAAAGTCTGTGGCTGTTACACCACAGACTATCAAACTATTAGAATCCAAATTTTGCATTAACGCGAGCTTCTTTGTCTGCAAACCATGCAATAGCAAAATCCTCTGGGCTTTGATTTTTGCGCGGCTTGTCGCCAACACGCTTTGCCGTTTTAACAACAGTTGCAGTTTTAGCAACCTTTGCTACTTTAGCAACAGTTGCAGTTTTAGCAACACGCGGCATCTTGCCAGCAGTTATGCCTTGTGTACCAAGATAATCAACCGCTGCTTCTTTATCCATTGCTTTGGGCAACTCAATCATGTTAACATCTGTGCAACCAAAACGCTCTAATGCTTTAGCACGTTTGGCGTCGTTAGCAAATTTGTAAACAGTAGCGCCTTTTTCTGTACAAGTGCCGGCAAAAGTAAAAAGTTTAGACATTTACGACTCCTTATTAGTTAACGTACAAACATTATAGCAAAACGGGCAATTATGTGCAACGGTTACTTTTTAACAACTAGTTGCTACAAAAGCAATGCCCGCTTTACTATTCTATAATTATAGCAAAACGGGCATTTTTGGTCAACGGTTGTTTATTTGTTAACGAACTTGTTGAATATGCAAGTGGCGTTCTTCTATAAGTTGAAGTACAAAATCACGTAACTGTTCAGCGGTCCAATCGTTATCAAGCCATTCAGTCTTCCACTCATCTACGTGCCACAGCATATCTTTATGCATATCTTTAATAATATTTTCAAGACGTTTAACATGAGGCGGCGGACCTCTGAACAAGTAATTAAATTTGGCTATACCTCCCCATGCACCAGTATAACCCTTCTCTCGAATCTCGTAATTACCAGTAATGCCAAATCCCAAACGATATGGCCCTTGTAAAATATAAAAATCCATTATGCTGCCTCTTGATATAGGTCCTTAATATCGTCATCAACAAAGTCAATGATTTTATCAAATCTATCTAATAGCATCTGAGGAATCTTTTGTTTCCCTCCAAGATTCGCGTATAATGAAACCAGTACACAGGCAATAGCATCGTCGGACCACGGAAACTCGTCGTAACCATAATAATGCTTACCCCAACGTTTATGTGCAGAATGAACTGATTCGTGGAACTGATATAATCCTGCAAAATAAATTTGTAAGATACCGGCAAGTTCTTCTAAGAATTCATCGGTGATATCAATCTTAGCAGCCTTGAATGCACGATACAAATCTGCCATCATAAACCATAAGGAACCGTCAATTGAGTCATAATGAAAATACTTGTCATGAAACTTACATGCTAGTTCAATAATTTCATCTGGCAAGTTTAGAGCTTGCATATGAGTAAACGTACCAGGCCTGCCTACAAAAGGTCCTTCATCGTCGATAGGAAAACAGTTATACTTTTCGCAGATACTTTGTTTACGTTCTGCATCCTTATCATCATCATCTTCGCTATCATCAATACGGCGCGACATTACCTTGGTACGATGTTCGTAATAAGGACTAATCTTCTTTTTGCCTTTACCGTTAATAAGGGCAAATGCTTTACGAGCAAAAGCTTTAGAAGTTGTTTCAATATAGAGAACAGGAATTTCTACTTCTTTCCAATCGGTTTCCATTGCAAACAATCCAGCGTCAACCAGTGCCGCAAGAAGTGTAGCAGTATGTTGGCCATCTACAGCATGATATTCTTCGGATCCAGGTGTCTTAACACAAAACACTACCTGCAATAAACTAGGATTGAAGATACCTGGCATAGCAATCTTTTTGCAATGCTTTGGATCAAGGGCACGTTGAATATCTTCGTCAATTAGTAAACGACCAAGTTTAACCATCTTAACCAACGGGCGTAAATTAGGGTCAAGAATAATTCCTTGATCAAAATACTTTTGAACAAGTTTTTGCCATTCTTTATACGATTGTAATTCTTTCATACGAAACTCTAACGAGATAATCTTAGCAGTGGTATTTTTAAGAGGATTACGTTGAGTTAAGATATTTGGCTTGCGGGTAACATCTTGATAAACAGGTAGTGCCATTGCTACTCCTTTAATGAAGTTATTTAAAGAAGTGTAGTATATAAAAAAAGAAAATTACTGTCAACCGTTGCTAAAGTTGCAAGTTATCCAAATATTGCTGTAGATTGTTGGCATGCAAACTTAGCAACACAGTTTCTTCTTCTCCGAGCAATACAATTTTGTTATTTTTTTTAATATAGTAAGGACAAGTAAACAGGCGTGACAATTGTACGAATGTTCTGCTTAGTAATGGGTTGGCAAGTTCAATTTGATACGTGGTAATTTTGGCATACTTTTCAACAAACACGATGCCGGATTTGCTTAGTCTGAGATTGGAGGGAACAGTATGATTAAACCACCAATCCCGACGATAATACTCGAAGTTGTCCATTCCTATACCCGCAGCTTCTAAAAAGACACGAGTATAATGCGATTGATTAAGGGTAGATTTGGTCACCTTGTTTCATTAAGACCACCGTGAATTTATCGGTCTTGAACAATGTGTTAAGTTTTTTGCAAAGATTGATAGCATGTCCGCTATTACTAAAAGAGACCTTTTTGTATTTTGGACCAGGATAGTGCAATAGAATATTATGAGTTTTAAGATTAATGGGTTTATTGTCGTAGAAAACCGCCCAGATTCCTTCGCTGCTTAATACCTGATCGCTCTTGAAGTTAGTTTTATTAACGTGTTCTAACAACACTGTTGGTTTAGGTCTGGACATCGTAGACTTTCCTTGAACTATGTATTTATGACTTTAAACGGCGTAGATTACTTAAAGCCCCCGCCATCAAGTCCGGATGTGACTGATTCTTCTGTATTTCTGGGAGTAGATACTGCTTCTGCCAAATTGGCCAGTAAAGCATATATATCCGAGTGCAAATTACGAGCTTCATCAATGTTAAGTACAAGTTGTTTACTACCACTTTGATTCATTTGCTTGACACGATTGTTGAAGTTTTGAATTGCTAGACTAATATTTTGCATTTTTTTCCTTTAACACTTGGTTAACTTCTTCTTCACTTTTGTATGGTCCAACAAAGTCGTATCTACACAAGGTAATATTTTTTGGACAGTATTGTACGGTCCATGCATTGTTTAATTCTATTAGGTAATATCCTGCACAGAAAAAACTTTTACTCTTGGGTGTTTTAGTATAGATAGGTAATCGTCTTAGGATGTCAAATACTTGATTGTACACCCGACCAGTTACTGGATAATCATACACTGTATTATTAGTTTTTGTTTTATTTTTATCAACAGTGGAAAATTTAATCTGATACTTTTGTTTTAGAATTTTAACTGATGGAAAGTATTCTCTTAACTCGTCGTGTACATAAACAAAACCTCCATCGTTACGTGCCTGGATGGTAGCAATCTTTTGTCCTTGGTCTTCGACTACCCAGAATTTGTCTTTAACAACAGGTTTTGCAATTCGTTCGTTTATCATTCTTTTGCCAGTGTGTGATGTGTAACAATTTTGCCAAGTTCTTGACCTAGGTCTTGATCATCTGAGACAACATACATATCATCTTCTGCACCGTATCCCTTTGACACTTTAATAACATAACCACCGTGTGCAGTATGTACATCAAAGGATATTTTTTTATTAGGTAATTTAGATTTGTCAGAGTAACCTCCGATGTCAATTTGTGATATCTGTCCCATAGTCAACGGACCAACTGCTGTTGCAGACATATTATAATTACTCATCGTTTCATCATCTCCAACATAATAGATTGTGATACTTGTTTGGCAAAATCCTCATCGTCTTTGATCATATACAAGGTATGATCAGTTTCATCGTCTTTTTCATTATAGATAGAAGTTTCAAGTATGTGTCCACCAACACAGGCATACAGTCTAAAGTTCATACTTGATGCACGTAGTCGAGCAGGTTCCGAATCAGCTTCATCAAACATTCTTGACAGATTGCCACGACTACGCCGTACAGAAACTGAATGTGAATTACTTGATATTTTGTGCTGTTGTTCATGTTCGAACTCGTCATTGTCTTCCCAGGCACGTTTGGTCATTCGCCAAACAATTCGTCTAAACCATTTCATTATTTTTTATCCTCTTCGTAACAAAGTATCTTCATCATTTCTAACTTGTCGTGCAAGTCTTTTAGTCCCGGATGCCGCTCCATCATCGCCCGTAGTTTCTTTTCTTCGTGCATTTTATGTTCTGCCCAGCCAAGAATTTCTTTAGCTTGAGCAGTTAGATCCACAGCGGCATGCGAGGTATTGAACATGCGCCAATCGTGACCATCATATACTTCAAGTTGACTAACATTGGCATTATATCGTAAATTGCCTGTGACTCTTAATTCGTTCTGTACGTTGCTGTGAAGTAGACTATTTGGTATAGTTGTACCACCCTGTACCATTACGTACTGCCCGCCGCCGATTGATTTAATCATATGTACTCTACTAATAAAATTGAAACAGTTAATCCAATCATCAAATACGTTATAGCATGAAGTAACTGATCGAACCCAATCCAGGCCCAAAATGCATTACTTTCTGGTTTTAATCTTGCTGTTGCTCTACGATGCATCCAATCTATAGCATAGTGAACTACCGCATCAAATACAGCCAACATAACACAGGCCTGCAGATTTAAAAAATGCATTAGAATAACATAGGTCAATGCACCGTGAAGTCCAGCATGTTGAAGCCCGCCTATTCGCCAGAAGTGCCCTTTGTCCCTTAGCATTTTGTCAGTTTGCCAACAAAAGTCTGCTAGAAAATGTTTAAAAAATAACAGGATCAATACTAACCAAGTGGTCATTTACCAACTCCAAAATGTTTTAGTAAATCTTCAGTATGTTCACCTTGCCTTGATTCCCAGTAATCTACTCTCTTAGCACATTCTCTCACAATCAACTCAGCGAACTTTTCTTTGTCAAATGTTCGTTCTTGTCCGTTGCTATAACATTCAGTGGCCTGTTCAACAAGTTCTCTAATTCGTTCGTTCATCCTGGATACTCCTTGCCTAGCATTTCTGCATACTGTTGACTATGGTCACTGAGTTTATTCAACTCATACTTGCCGCAGAATTTTAAAAACTGTGCGCCTACCATGGGTCGAGTTTGTTTAACAGCACCTGCAGCAATAGTCTCTGCAATCTTTGCTTTGATATCGTCAGGTTGTGCTGTTAGATCCACTAACTGTACATTGCGTAAGTAATCATCAAGTACGCGATGTTCTTGACCATTGTGATCGGTCCAACGCTGTAACATCAGATTGTTCCAGTTGAATCCTTTTTTATCTCTATCCTCATAGGCCTCCTGGAGCCCAACCTTGTTCTTGGAGCCTTTGGTCCTAACACCTGGATAGGCCGAGAACACATTGTCAGTGGGATCACCACGCATACATTTCTCAAACAAGATCCACGAAGGATCTGGAATCTTTTTAGGTTCTTTTGTCTTTTTATCAATTACCGGTTTACCCTTTTTGTCCAGGATACCCGCTAGTGTATGAAGCTCATCACTGATGCCGTTGTATTGATTTACATTTGGTGCCAATAGTTGATAGAAGTCAGTGTCGCTGCTGACAATGGTATGATGATCTGCCGGATGACTCTGTATCCAACCAGCAATAAGATCATCTGCTTCTAAGTTTTCGTGCCGTAATACTGTGCAGTTGGTTCGTTCGCTCAAGAATGTTTTAAGCTCGTCAAAAGTTTCCCAAAATAACTTGTCCTCTTCGGCTTCGGCTTCTGTAAGTGCGGCACGGGCAACAGCACGATTCTTTTTATACGGTTCGTAAAAGTCTTTGCGCCAACTGCGACCTTCTAAGCAGAATACAACATGATCGGCTTTCTGGTCACGCCATGCTTTATTAACACTGCCGAGTGTTACATGAATAGCAAAACCCAGCTTATCCCATGTATCGCTTTGGCGATGGGCACTGTGTCTAGCACGAAAGAATGTATTTGCGGTGTCTACAATTAGATATCTCATGTAGTAATATTAGCATATTATAATAATCGTGTCAAGTGCGGTAAAAGAAATTCTGCCCATTTTCTATGAGCAGCAGCTCCAAAATGGTAGCTTGGTTTTGATTCAAAGCCGTAATCGGTTAACCATTTATAATAAGTTAAGTTTTGGTCGTACGGATAAAAATAATTCTCGTGCCAATCTAGTGCGGGTTGCTTAAAATAACTGTAAGTATTAAAAAACAAATGAGGAATTTTGAGATCTGATAATTCAGTATGTAGTTCGTATATTGCTTTATGAGCCTGCTGTTCTGCCAAGTCCCAATCTAAGTTGACAACATATTCTTTGTATCGTTCTTTTATTGGTCCAGGCCAATCATGTCCAACACCGCCGGCATTGACCTGCCAATAAACATCTTCGTGTAACCACTCTTCTCTTTCCCAGGTACTCCACCCAATTATAACGGCATCTGGGGTATATTCCGTAAGATATTGTCTTGTGGTTCGGATAATTCTCGTATTTGAACTGGCCGATTCGGCATCACAATGCAATATAGCCGATAGTTCGTTAGCAATATTGCATCCATAACTGACCTGCAAGTTGTCAGGATGAGGTTGTCTACCTAGTCCGTAATACAAACGATCGTCCTCGGCAAAGCCAAAATCATTAACTGCTTCGGCACCTGCACTATGACTATCACCATTCACGTACAAAATCATGAGACTTCAGTTCTTCCTCCGCCAAGGTCTCTTCGATCAACCATACGTGGTCGAGCATCTAACGGTTGATTAACTTCCCATTGTTCGTAGTTTTCTGCAATGATATTTTTACATACTGTCTGAAACCAACGATCCACAATATCAGCATCGGTATCATCTTTTTTCTGCTGGAACCCGGCCTTTACTAATCGTGCAATAAAAATTTCATTCCAATCTAATTCAAATGCACCGTTGCCTACATCATCAGGATCTAGTTCCACAGCAACCACACTCACATAAGGTTCACCCGCTTCTGTTGCGAGTTCTTTAGCAGTCTTTGCCTTAATCTTATGTGTCTTGGGTTTCTCTTCTTTAGGTTCTTGTTTAGGTTTACGTGTTAGCCAATCAAAAATCATTCTCTTCCCCATTTAATTTTTAACCATACACGCTCATGTATGTAATGTAGTACTGTCAAAACAATGTTAGCAAGAATAGCACCAGACCATCCTGCCCATATAGCGGTTACTAGCGTAGCAATGATCCTCCACACTATTGATCTTGCTATAGTTCTTTTATGCGATTCCATTAAGTACCCCATTCATTCTTAAATAGCGGTACTTGTAATCTATCGCTGTATCTTAGTCCGTGCTTCATG